TTCAGCCCAATCTTTGGATTGGAATTTTATTTCCTCACCATTGTGGTCTTCCATAGTATACCAAGAACCACCAACCTTTGCTATCTTATGTTCCTTTAGAACCTGTAACCAACTACCCTCATCATCAATGCCACTTTCAAAATAAAGTGGAAACTCAGCCTTTCGTAGTGGAGGACCTAATCTGTTTTTGATAACCTGTGCTATGATACTCATACCAATCACATTCTTCTTCGCGTCTTTTATCTGTCCTTTGTTCTTCAAACGAACACGAGTAGATGCGTGAAATGGTAATGCTTTTCCACCTGATGTTGTGTATGGGTCTCCAAACATAGCACCTAGCTTTACCCTAAGTTGATTTGTAAACACCAAAGCAATCTTTTGTCTACCAATCATCTGAGTAATCTTTCTCATAGCCTTAGAAATCACAATCGCTTTTGAGGTAGCCCAACCATCCTTATCGAAGTCAGCATCTAATTCAACCTTCGTTGTAGCAGCAGCTAACGAATCGACTAAGATGGTAACTAACCTATCCTTATCCGATTCTCTTACCTTTGTTACAATCTCTTCGATAGCTTCGAATATATCTTCTACTGTTTCTAAATGTAGATACAGCATATTGTTTATATTGACACCGATAACCTCTAAGAAGTCTTCACTTACAGCAGTTTCAGTATCTATATAAACAGCGACACCACCTTTCTTCTGAGTCTCTGCTAGGATGTGAGCACCGATAAGTGACTTACCACTACTCTCTAATCCATTCAACTCAGTAATCCTACCAACAGCAATACCACCATTAGGGCGATTAGAAATTGCTAAGTCCAACATTGTTGAACCAGTAGAGATGAAGTCTTTTATATCCGTAGGTGTTTCTGTAACACCATCTAAGAAATATGCAACCTTATAATCTTTGAATTTTTTATTTAGGGAATCCGCTAAAACCCCAGCCAAATCGTCTTTTACTGACATACTTTTCTCCTACTAAAAATAAGGGTGGCGCCAGATGATAAAGGATAAATCAAACAGTAGCTGTACAAGCCTCTAGCCACCCTATATTTTTGTTATTTACTTACTAAACAGTTCATCAAAAGCAGCACTAGCATCTTCGACTTTCGTCGCACTTGCTACAGCAGCCGCTGGTGCATCTTTATCTTCGGATTCTTCATCGGAAGACTCAGATGGATTCAACCATTCATTTAGAACTTCTGTGAGTTCCTCGTATGTTCTTTCCTGATATAATTCAGTAATGTCCTTTTGGTTTTCTAACAACCCTTCTAACTGAGCCTTATCTTCTACAATAGGTGTCTGATTAGGTTTTACTCTGATGGATGTCTTTGGAAAAGAAGCACCACTCTCTTCAGCAGTAATAAACTCAACAGATACATCACGACCATTTACAGCGTCTGTGATATCACCATAGTCAGGATCAGCAATTACGGAAAGTAATTCTTGATAGACTGTCTTACCAAAACCCCAAAACTTTACACCTTGAGTCTCTTCACCTCTAACAATGATTGGAGCAAAGGTTCTCATCTTTGACTCTAACTTACGAGCCATCTGATACTCTTCTCTGTTTCCACTTGTCTTTAGTTTCTGAGCAAACTCTTCGATTGGGTCTGGACGACCAAAAGAGATTGGTGATAAATAGGTTTTATTATTCAAACCGAAATGAAAAAACAATTCAATAAAAGGATTGTCCTTATTATGCTTGTAAGGTAATACTCTAATTACTTGTTTTCCTGGTTGTGGTTTCCATAGGTTTGAAGTCCTATTATTGGTTGTCTGAAGCTGGTTCAGTCTCTTACGAATTGAACTAATATCCATTTGTTATTCTCCTATATTATTATTTATTTTTTAATTAGTAGTTACTATTGTAACCTATAATATATATCACACGATAATGTGAAATACAATTTTATTTTAGACCTCTCCGAAGTTTTTCGTGTCTACGATCTTATGTAATTTTGTTGGAATCTTATTTAGTCCTGCATCGTTTGTTAGTAACAATGAGTTGTTATATTCTTCCCAAGGTACAGGAAACCTTTTATCTAACACACCACCATTCAAGTCTCTGATAACTTCGTTTAGCGCGTTGATTGAATACAATGTGTTTGTCTGTTTCTTTCTATGTAATGAAATAGTGTTTGGTATCTCTTCAGCAACATAGTCATCATCGTACATTACATTGTATGTACAAATCATCTGATTAGGCTCTGATAGATTTTGGAATACATAAACCTTATCGTATAGAATATCATTACACTCTATGATAAGTTCAAGAATATCGTCAAGTCTATCTCTTGTAGAGAATGTGCAAAGTAGTTGTGTTCTCATCTTACTTAGCCGCCTTACCTTGTAGACAGTCCCTCATACCCTTACCAAAATAACTCGCAACCTTCTGAGCAGTTCCAGCGGTTCTCCATTGGTCTGTAAACAATTCTACTTCTTTACCCTCATTTACGATAGAAACCTTTTCTCCACCAGGCGTAACCCTACATCTTTTCTTTAGATGTTCTTTTAGTCCTTCTCTACCTTTAGGCGTATTTACATCACCTTTGAATCCACTTTGTTCAGCAGTACATTGTCTAATCATAGATGGCTTTACTCCGTTGATTCCCATCTGTATCAACATTTTATCATCGTCACCATCATCTAAATCAATGTAAGAATTTATATGTAATGAACCTAAAACACCTTCGATGTAACCTTGAGTGTTTGGACCATTATCAGCATCTGGTCTTTCATCAGGATCATATCCATCAGAGTCAGCATCAGCTTCAAACAATGAACTAACAACTTCTGTGTGAGTATCCGTTACGATATTTTTCTCTGCTTGTTTTATACCCATCGTTTCTTCGTTCACTTCATACTCACCTAACTTTATAGATATCTTACCGAATGGTTCGTATGGTAAACCTATTTGTCCTAAATTCTTTATTTTTTTATACTCTCCATCGTCTCCTTTATAGTAAGTCCCATCTTCTCTTTCTTCTAATCTACTGTTACCATCTTCATCAAATAATTTTTGCTTTGAAAATTCTTTCATAGCTTCTAATTTTTCTTTTGTAGACATATTAGAAAAGTCTAAACCTTTTTTCTTCAAATAATCACCAAATCTACCAGGTCTTTCGTCATTAGCCTTACTGTCTAAGTCCGACATATACTTGGACATTCTACCACTTTCACAAGCCTCAACAACCTCATCTGTAATCTCCATCTCTGTTTGTTTCTTCACAGTATTTGCTTGTGCATTAGAAACTTTCTCTACCCCCTCATCAATCACCTTTGATACATTCTGAGCAATTTCTTCACCCATCTGTTCTTTCATGATTCGAAGTCTCTGAGCTGGTGTGGTATTATTCTGTGGGTCTCTAAGTTGGTCGTCTTTTTTATTTGAGATACTTACTATACAAGTTCTACCATCTTTATCGACACCTATAGCAAATGTATCGTGATATTCTCTGAACTTTCTGAATAGTTTCAGTTGTCGTTTGTAGTATTTTTTATCCTCTTCTGATTTCGCATTTTTTACTTTGTCTTCTAAATGTGCTTCTACAGAATCGTCTAGCTCTGGCGTAGATTGAACAACTCTATGTTCTTTTGTGGTATCCAAGTCACTGTCTCTCAAAGCAGCTTGTGTGGTTCTAGCACCATCAAAAGCAACTCTCATCCAAGCTTTATAAGCACCTTCAGGATCTTTTACCTTTCCTACCTTAGCATCTCCAAAACCAGCTTTACCCTTTTTATATAATACACTGTCTTTGTCTTCCTTTACAATCGCTAATTGTTCCTCAGCCCAAACTTCTCTTTCTGCCAGATATTTGATAAATTCAGGATCATCATCTTTCAATCCTAATTGTCTAGCAGTTCTTTTTTCATCAGCAGTCTTCTTCCTATCTCTTATTTCATTTTCTTTTTCATCAATCTTTTCTTTGTTATCATCAGCCCACGCATCTAAATCTTGACTAGCACCTTTACAATACTTTGACTCTCCTTCACTAGCAATAGGACCACCCATACCAGCTATTCCTTTTTCTCTATTCTTTTCAACTTCGTCTTGATAGTCATTTACCTTATCTAAATTTCCTTCATTCAAGTCATCTAGCATTTCTTGTTGGGTTGGTCCGTTTGGAGCGTCTTTATGAATCTTTTGTTTTTTATCAAATTTAGACCTATCTACTTGCTGAGATTGAGTCTCAGCTTCACTATCATCGGCTTTTTCTTGACCAACATCCTTCTTAAAATCATCACTTGTTTCCGCATCAGGATTATCATCCATCCATTGTTTAGCGTACTGATATTGTACCTTCTTAGCCCTACCTTTAGGATTAGG